GGTCGCCATTGTCTGCTTTGGGTTTGAGAGCTTGACTCAAACTCTGACGCTGTGGTACAGCACCCAAGTCATTGGTATTGGTAGTGTATGTATTGTTCACAAAGCCCGAGCGTTGTGTTTGATTGGTAGGAGCATTGTCTAGTTGTGTTCGCACTCGTTCCTCTATCTTGACCCATGTTCGCCCGTTATAGCGGAACAGTCTGTTGGGTTTGTAGTCTAATCTCAAACAGTAATCGCCACTCACTGCATTTGCTGGAAAGCTCACACCTGGAGTAACCGGCAAGCCGTTGGGAGCAAAACCATCGCCGGTGAGATAACCTGCGGTGTAGCCATCTGCTCGCGGAGTGATGTTCATGCCGCCTTGTGTGCCATCTACTGTGGTGCCATCAATTGTGCTCAAACTGGTTGGGTTGGCTGGTTGTCCATCTTCGAGCGTGGCCACAACATAAAACTTTTCAACGTCATAGCCACTGAGTGGAACTTCCACATTGGCCTGTGCAAGTATGTCGTCATTGATCTGTTGATCTTTGGGTCGGGTACTCTGCATGTCAGAGATTGTAGGCGGAGTATATTCAGACCAATAAGTTGTATCTGTGATTTCTGTGCCAGCAGGAACATTTCTTGTGGCTCGGTAATACACATCACCGTAATTCACAATACTGCCACCAGGATAGAAATCACCCGGATCCCAAATGTATTCGGCCACAAACGGCTTGTCTAGTATGCTGTTGTATTCTTGTGCATTGGTCAGTGGCGTGGCTTTGATGCGCCACAAGTGCGGCAACCAAGTTTGGCTGAAACCTTCACTCGCAAAGTTGGCATCCTGGATCACATAGTATCTAGGCAATGCCAGTGGCAAGGCAGCATTTAGGGGGTTGTAATCTTTTAGATTTGGCACTTCGATAACATCACCGTTCATGAGCTTGCGGCCAAATGTGTCAATCATATCGTTGTAGTGGAAGGTCACAAACAAGGTATCCGAGTTCAAAAACAATCCAAATTGTGTTAAGTCAAAGTCCACATCCTGCACACGGTACACACCGCGCATGACATAAATGTCTGGGTCGTACACTCTGTCTCTGTTTTCCAGCAACAACAAGTCTTGAATGTTTAAGGGGCTTTGAGTGTCATAAATGGGCTGTGTGGCATCAGCATTGCCTGACAGCGCAGAGTCCTCACCCCCAGTTTGTGGGCCCAGGTATTTGTGAACATAGATATCCAGGCCGCCCACAGTGTACATTTCACTAATAGTGCGGTCAAAAAATTGGTAGTCTCTTGTGCGATTTGGGCGGTATAAACTTAGGCGTGGCATAGTGTATATTTATGGGCAGGTTGACCAATAATTCCAAACCTGTTATACTTTGGGCATGAAAGTAGTTCGACTAGACCGTAGATTCCGCCAATACAAACAGCATGGGCATGTGATTGCTGTGCGATGTGATAGTTGGCTGGGGGAAGGCGTATCTTTTGAACAAATATGCAAGGCCAAACTGGGGAACCGAGGATACATGCCCGACAACGACTGGCATGCTTATTTTGGCAAAAACAATGGCCGCGCCAACCGCCCATTCTGGATTTCCTTCCGCAGGGAATCAGATCTTACTTTAGTACTACTTTCTGCTGACTTGACCAAATAATCCTAACGTGCTATAATACACACTTGTTCACTACAGGAGTCCGTATGCAAAAGGCAGCAAATTTTGTTGCAAAGTACTCTACTGCTAACAAAAGCAAAGCAGTGGTACCCTATGACAAAATAAAAGCTACAGAAAAATGGGTGGAGTACAGTTTGGACATTGTGGACATGAATCGTATTTTGATGAAGTCAGACTTTGACACCAAATGGCGTCTAATGGAAGCCCTTGATGTTGCAGAGCGTAAACGAAAGTACATGTACAACCACAAAAACTTTAAACTCAAACGTGCTACGGAATTGTTTGAACTCTGCAAAGATTTGGCTGTAAAATAAGTAAGGACACACATGAGCACCACATTCAAAATTAAACTGCTAAACCCCCGCAGTTCCGACACCAATATCTTGGGCATGGAGCCAACTTGGCAAGTCCAGCCCACGGAGTATCGAATAAGCCGACTGAGCAAAGCATTCTCCTGGTACAACTATTTCTACGGCAAGAAAGATGCCCGAGACATGATTGTAAACTACTTGGAAGCACATGATCGCAAAGCCGATGTGCGCCTGCTCAAAGGCATCCCAGACTCAGCAATTCGACTGACCACAGGCTGGCTGTGCCGCATGAGCATGGTAGGGCTGGAATTGCATGACGCAGAACAACTCAAATTGCAAAACCAACTGAGAGAAATACTGGACAGCAAGCAAAACGAAGTGGCAGAAGTAACCGACGAGTCTGCTGTAAATCGTCCCAACATCCAAGACCGCCTGCGTGAAAAAGCGTCAGAGTGCAACGGCGAACTGGACGGCATGTTTGACGAGTTTATGTTGAGCGGTGCCAAAATGACAGCAGACTTTAAGCCTGTCACAATCATGCGTGGGCTGAATGTAGCACCACAAATGATCAGCCAAATTTTAGACAACTGGAAACGCAAACTCTCAGAGTTTGAAGCAGTAGTGGAAGGTAAGGATGCGCAATTGGTTGAAGCCTATAGCTATCTCTCCAAAATTCAACTTCGCAATGTTATAAAGTTTTGTGAAGCTGTAGTGAACGACTGCGGTGCTTATGTGCAGATCAAGAAAGTGGAACGCAAGCCACGCAAGGTCAAGGCAGTGCCACCTGAAAAACGTGCGGCTAAGTTTAAAATGCAGGCAGAATTTGCAGAGCTCAAGCTCAAGAGCCAACCGGCCGCAAGCCTTGTGGACAAAACAGAAGCCTGGTTGTATGACAGCAAAAAGCGCAAGCTGATCCATCTTGTGGCAGACAGTCATACTCAGTCATTCACAGTAAAGAACAACTCCGTCATTGGGTTTTCAACTGTGGAGACTGTACAAAAGACCCTGCGCAAGCCAGCAGAACAGCTCAAGGGCATTGTGGGTGCCGGCAAACCAGCCGCTCGCAAGGCATTCAAAGATATCAACACCACAGAAACTGCATGGAATGCCCGTGGCACAGAGAACTTGATCATACTCAAGAGTTGGTAAATATAGGGACACGGAGTCCCTATGGCAGAACAGCAAGACACATTATCTCAGCTCAAGCAAACTCTTATTGAGTATGTACAACTTCAACTGGGCAGCCAAATCATCGATTTGGAATTAGATCCAGCACATTACGAAGCTGCCTATACCAAAACACTTGGCACTTACCGCCAACGAGCGCAAAATGCCTACGAGGAAAGTTATAGTTTTTTCACTCTGGTCAAGGACGAAAACATCTACACCCTGCCCCAGGAAGTGGTGAGTGTGCGCCAGTGTTTTCGCAGAACGTTTGGTGATGCCACTGGACCCTTTGCATCAAACTTTGATCCGTTTGCACAGGCAAGTTTGAACGTTTATTTGATGAACTTTAACGTGGCAGGCGGCCTTGCCACATACGACTTCTACAGCCAGTATGTTGAATTGGCTGGACGTATGTTTGGTGCCTATTTCAATTACACATACAATCCTGTGACCAAGAAGTTGCAGTTGATACGTGATCCCAAGAACACCGGCGAAGCTGTGCTGATTTGGACTTACAATTTGAAACCTGAAATCAATCTCTTGAGTGACTTCCAAATATCACAATGGATCCGTGACTACATGGTTGCCAACTGCAAAATGATTATTGGTGAAGCCCGTGAAAAGTTTGGCACTATCGCTGGTCCACAGAGCGGCAGCACCCTAAATGGCACTGCTATGAAAGCCGAAGCACAAACCCAAATGGATGGCCTGCTTGAACAACTCAAAATGTATGTGGATGGTAGCCAGCCTTTGACCTGGGTGATTGGATAACACAGCATAGACACACAGTCATAAATCTGTTATAATCATCAAATGGACCTGATGATTGACATTGAAGGCTTGGGAACAGGCCCTGACACTACTATTCTTACCATTGCCGCTCAGGCGTTTGATCCGTTTGGCAAAGGCCACTACGAGCAATCATACTATGCCAGGGTCTCACTAGAAAGCCAGGAAACCCGTAGCATACAACAGGGTACCATAGAATGGTGGGCCACACAACCTGCTGTAGTGCGTGACGAAGCATTTGCTGAAGAAGATCGCATACCACTAGATCAAGCACTAGATGGATTAGGAAAACTAATTTGGCATGCCAAACGTGTGTGGGCACAAGGTCCAACATACGACATGAACATCCTGGAGCATGCCTACAAGAGCTACAACAAACCCTTGCCTTGGCAGTACTACATGGTACGCGACAGCCGCACAGTGTTCAGTTTATGGCCCGAACAACCCATGCCTCCTACCACACACCATGCATTAGAAGATTGCCGCAGACAAATTGGCATGCTACAAAACACACTTAAATACCTCAACGTTCGGGAGTTAAAATGATTATTGGCATCTGTGGATTCATTGGGTCAGGCAAAGACACCATTGCCGACTATCTGGTAAATTTGCACCACTTTCGCAGAGAAAGTTTTGCAAGCACCTTAAAAGATGCTGTGGCACAAGTTTTTGGATGGGATAGAACCATGCTAGAAGGACGCACAAAACAAGCTCGTGAATGGCGCGAGCGTGTGGATCCTTGGTGGGCAGAACGACTGAGCATGCCCACACTAACACCACGCTGGATCTTGCAATACTGGGGAACAGAAGTGTGCAGAGCCGGATTTCACGATGACATCTGGATTGCCAGTTTGGAAAACAAACTGCGCCACAGCCAAGATGATGTTGTGATATCAGATTGTCGTTTTCCCAACGAAATCGCTGCTATCAAAAATGCTGGCGGTCGTGTGATCCGTGTGGTGCGTGGGCCTGAGCCTGTGTGGTATAACTCAGCTGTGAGTGTCAATCGTGGTGCCAACGGCAATTCAACTTGGGCACTAAGTCAACGCAAGTTGGAAAAGCTAGGCATTCATGCCAGCGAAACTGCTTGGGTTGGCACTGAATTTGATGCTGTGCTAGACAACAATGGCACTCTAGACGATTTGTATCAGCAGGTCAAGCGTCTGGTTCAAGATCGCCCTGCCGCCACGGAAGATCGCTCTTAGACAGCTCTACTTCGCAGTTTCTACAAACTGACTTGAGATTTTTGAGTGTGGCATTGTTCAAGTTGCCATCCACATGATAAACGAAGATTTGGCCAGCATACTTGGCTTTAAATCCACAACGATCACAGCTCATTTTTTTCTTGTAGCCCGCTGACTTCCAGCGTGGCTCTCTGGGCCGGAGCCCACGCCCCTTCCTGGCACAGTTCTCACACCGCGATCGATAGTGTGTGATATCCTCACGCTTGTAGTTTACAGCACAAGGGCGTTGGTGACAGGCTTGACAAATGGGTCTCATACGGTATTTAGCGGCATGGACCTTGGGCAAAGGTATTCAAAACGGCTGTTTTTTTCAAGGTCTCTATAAATATTAGAACTTGAAAAGGATTCAACCATGGCTCTCATATCACCCGGCGTACAAGTAACAGTCATTGACGAAAGTCAATATATTCCATCAGCAGTCAACACAGTACCATACTTTTTGATTGCCACAGCGCAGAACAAAGTTTCTGGCACTGGCGTTGGAGTAGCAGCTGGTACAACAGCGGCCAACGCTAACAAAACATATTTAATCACCAGTCAGCGTGATTTAACTGCCACATTTGGTGTGCCATTCTTCTACAATACCACAACCGGTACTCCAATTAATGGTTACGAACTCAACGAATACGGCTTGTTAGCCGCTTACAGCTCACTGGGCATTTCAAATCGCGCTTATGTTCAGCGTGTGGATGTTGATTTAACTGATCTCACAGCCAGCTTGACTCGTCCAACTGGAACACCAACTGATGGGGCATATTGGTTAGATACCTCCACATCTGTGTGGGGAATTCAAGTGTGGAATCAAACTGCTGGCACATTTACTGTGACAACTCCGTTGGTAATTACTGATTCTACAGATGTTACAGAAAGTACCAGTGGTGTAACTGGGAACCCAATTTATACTCCAAACACAACAGTAGGCAGTATTGGCGACTATGCTGTGGTTTCAATTGGTGGTGATGACTTTTATAACGTTGGATGGTATAAAAATTCAGACAACGTTTGGGTCACAGTTGGTAGCGCAGAATGGCAAGCATCATGGCCTACTGTTCAAGGCAATGTGACCAATCCCACACTCACAGCAGGACAAAGTATTTTTATTAATGGCACGTCAGTTGCTGTTCCTATAGCTCCTAACAATAACTTGGCAGGATTTGTTAATGCCGTAAATTCAGCAGCTATTACAGGCGTAACTGCTGCGTCTCTAAGTGGACAATTTGTTATCTATGCAGATGACACAGCAACCAACGACGGCAGCACTGCTAGTGGTGGTATTGTTAGTATTATTCCCAATGCCAGCGGAACTGCGCTGTGTACTGCACTTGGTATTTCAGCAATAGAATATTACACACCAATTTATTCTGCGACGTACAGTTATCAGGCTCCTCGTTGGAGAACCACTGATACTACACCAAGACCTACTGGATCTGTATGGAACAATGTTAGCCCAGCCAATAATGGTTTAGCCTTACAAGTTAAAAAATACAGTGCAACGTTGGGCGAATGGGTGCTACAAACCACTCCAGCATATCCTACCAGCAGTTTTGCCATTTACGGATTAGACCCCACAGGTGGCGGCAAAAATATTCCAGTTGGCACATTGGTTGCAATCACTAACTCCAACAGTCAAGAAACATTTCCATTGTTTTCTTTTGGATTTGAAATATTAGAACAAGCTGTATTTGGACAGATGATTGCAACAGGAACCACAACTCCGGGTGCAAACGGCGATTCGTTGTTCACTGCTGGAAATAAATTCCTGCTACAAGCAACAGAAGCAGGCACTACAGCTTATAACGAAACAACTGTTACTCTGTCAGGCACCAGCATTGCCAGTTTTATTTCAGACGTCAGTGCTGCCAATATACCTTATGTGTCGGCCAGTGTAAACAGTTCAGGAAATATTGTGTTTACTCACAGTCAAGGCGGATTGATTGCACTGTCGCCTGTGTCTGGGTTTGGCACTCCAATTGTTACTGCTGGATTTACCAATGCAACACCGTTCTGCCGTCCGTCAGCAAGAGTTGTTACTACATTGATTTTAAGTAATTTGTGTTCTGCTCCAGAATTCACATACACTCCTAGCGATACAGCACCTTATCAGGATCCTGCTGATGGAAGATTGTGGTACTATTCAACTCCAAGTCAAGTTGATATTATGATCCAGAACAATGGAACCTGGCAAGGTTATCAAAACGTTGCAAATGACACACGTGGTTACGACCTTACAGAAACAAATGCCACGGGCCCAATCTGTGCTGCCACAGCACCAACAACACAAACTGACGTATCAGCCAGTCCATTGGTGTATGGTGATTTGTGGGTGGACACTAGCGACTTAGAAAACTATCCTAAGTTATATCGTTGGGAAGCCGTAAGCGGAGTTGATCAGTGGGTGTCTGTTGACACTGCCGATCAAGTCACACAGAATGGTGTGTTGTTTGCTGATGCTCGTTGGGCACCAAACGGCACCACAGATCCTGTTGCAGATCCATTCCCAACTATTGTGAGTTTGTTGACCAGCAACTACTTAGACCTAGACGCTCCAGATCCTGCACTGTATCCACAAGGTATGTTGTTGTGGAACACACGTCGTTCGGGTTACAATGTCAAGAGTTATCAAAACAATTACTTTAATGCCACTTCTTATCCTGATGACACATTGCCAGCAGTGACCAGTACATGGCTCACAGCATCAGGCAACAAACAAGACGGTAGCATGTATGCAGGCCGCTTGGCCCAACGTCAAATGGTTGTAGAAGCACTAAAGTCGGGTATTGACACCAGTCAAGGTGCAAGGGAAGATACTGCACAATTCACATTGATTGCAACACCTGCATACCCAGAGTTGATTCCTAACATGATTGCACTCAGCAATGAACGTAACAACACATTGTTTGTGGTTGGCGATACTCCAATGCGCTTGCCGGCAACTGGTACTGACATCACAACTTGGGCTACCAATAACAATGGCCTGGGTACTATAGCAGGTGACGGTCAATCCAGCACCAGTAATTATGCTGCTACTTTCTATCCAAGCTGTACAACTACAGACTTGAGTGGTAATACTGTGGTAACAGCACCAAGTCACATGATGGTTAGAACAATCATCCGCAGTGACGAAGTGAGCTATCCATGGTTGGCACCAGCTGGCACACGCCGCGGTGTGGTAGACAATGCCACACAGATTGGGTACATTGATGCTGCTACAGGTGAGTTCCAGCCAATTGGTGTGAACCAAGGTCTGCGTGATGTGCTGTACAGTTTGAATGTTAACCCAATTACATTCATTCCAGGTGTGGGCATTACTAACTTTGGTAACAAAACATCAACCACAACTACCACAGCGTTAGATCGTATCAACGTTGCACGACTAGTTGCATTCCTGCGTGGACGACTAGAAGAAATTGGTAAGTTGTACTTGTTTGAACCTAACGATCAGATCACACGTAATGAAATCACCAACACTTGCAACAGCTTGATGGTTGATTTGATTGCCAAACGTGCTATCTATGACTACTTGGTTGTTTGCGACTTGAGCAATAACACACCAGCTCGTATCGACCGCAATGAATTGTGGGTTGATATTGCTATTGAACCAGTTAAGGCTGTGGAGTTCATCTACATTCCTCTGCGTATCAAGAACACTGGAGACATAGCAGCAGGACTGTAAAAATAGGGTCCTTGGACCCTATTTTTTGACCTCAAGTCTAAGATAAATAAAACTAGGAGATACATATAATGCCAAGTTCATCATTAAACAAAATGACAGTACCGCTTGCAAGCGATCAAAGCTCAAGCACTCAAGGTCTGTTAATGCCAAAACTTAGATATCGCTTTAGAGTGATGTTTGAAAATTTGGGAGTTTCAACACCAACTACAGAGTTAACCAAGCAGGTTGTGAGTTTTGCTAGACCTAACTTGACGTTTGAAGCAATCACATTGCCAATTTACAACTCAACATTGAAGTTGGCCGGTCGTCACAGCTGGGCTGATGTTGCTGTTGAGATTCGCGATGACGCATCAGGCAATGTTTCAAAGTTGATTGGCGAACAAATCCAGAAACAAATGGACTTCTTGGAAATGAGTTCAGCTGCATCTGGTATTGACTACAAGTTCTTGACCAAGTTAGAAATGCTCGACGGTGGTAACGGTGCCAACGAGCCAGTGGTACTCGAGTCATGGGAACTGTATGGCTGTTACATAGTGAGTGCTGATTATGGTCCAATGAACTATGGCACAAACGAAGCTGTGGCAATTACCATGAACATTTCTTATGACAACGCCAACCAAGGCAATCAAGGTGGTGGCGGTATTGGTGGTGTTATCGGCCGTACTGTGAACGATGTTGTTACAGGTATCGGCACAGGACCCTAAGGTCTGATCAA